AAATAGTCTGCCAAGAAAAAACCCCGCCGTGGCGGGGCTTCTCGGCTATTTAGGTTGTTATCAAGGGTTGACGTCAACGTCCAGAACGTAAGGACCGTAACCGTTCAGCGTAGCACTGTAAGAAACCACAGAACCAGCTTCAATCGACTCAGAGTAACCTTCAAGGGTACCGTAGCCATAAATGGTTTCATCGGTACCGGTAGGGCCAACACGAGCAAACTTCACACGCAGGCTGTTGTTGACAGTGTTAGCTTCAGCCAAACGGAGCACTTGGTATGCAGCACTCTTAAAGTCAGCCACGCCTTCCAAAGAGATAGAGAAGGACTTGGTAGTAGCGATGTTGGTGTTATAACCGCGAGTGGTGCGGTCATAAGTGATGACATCTTCACTGGAAGTATCAGTCTCCAAAGAAGCGTTGGTCAGGCCCAGCATTTTAAGGGGCTTGTCAGTGGCAGTAGTGCCATCCATTGCATAAGCCTGACTTTCGATTGTAAAAATGCCAGTCGTGCTGTTGTACGCAACAGTGTCATTGTCAGCGGCAAGGTTGCCCTCGTCACCAGCAGTAGAGCTGTCAACCTTCAAAAAGCCAGTGCTAGCGCTGCTCAAACCTGTAGCGGTCGAAATTCCAGCGAAGGTCAGGTCGACTTCATCAGAATGGACCGGCAACAAGTAGAACTTATAGCCAAAGGCTGCAGAATAATTAGCCATGGGTGAATTTCCAGAATGCTGAAAACTAAGCAAATATGGGGGATTCACCCCACTGAGCTAGTGTTCCTACATGTCTGGTATCCTACAAATTAGCCCTATGGTAATGAGTTGAGGATATTTACAGCGTCTTGATGTAATCCACCATTCTCTGGAATTAGAATCATCGTCTGTACACGCGCTCCAAGGCCCTGTGAGACTGATAACGTCTCGATAGATGTACTGCCATAGAACAAGTGACAAGCACGCTTTGCAGCGGCATTCAAGTCGGTTCCGGTAGAACCATCCCAGCTAATTAAAAATATTTTCCAAGTAGTTAAAAGTTCAGAATCATCATTTACGTAATCAATTCTTTTAATGTCACCTGCATCATGAATGATGCACTCAAGACCAACTTGAGAATTCAAATTTGGCAGCTTTTCTCCTGGAGTTAATATTGCAATCGAATCCGTAGTACTTCCTCCGCTAAAAGTATATGTACCTAAAAGCCCAGAGAAAGTACTATCGTTTGCGAGAACGTTATATATAGTTAGTGGTGTACTGGCAAAAGTTTGTGCCATTCGACCTTAAAATCCGTGTTTTAGTCTGCCCATGTGTGGAATTATAAACACGACAGCCGCTAAAGCGCTTATGAAAAGCCCACTTGCTTCATCCTCTCGCGGCAATGTCACAATATTGACTCGATGAGTGCAAAAGGAATAACGGTCCGACAGAGGATCCACGACTACCTTTTTCACCTCGAAGCAATGACAAGAAGAGAAGCTAAACAGCTATGGCGTCAGTCAATTAAAGACGCCTGGAACAATCGCTGTGCATATTGCGACAATCCGCCAATCGACGACGCATCATTGACACTAGACCATGTAAGACCAAAAGCAAAAGGAGGTGAAGATCGTACAAGCAATTGCATTCCAGCCTGCAAACGTTGTAATCACTCAAAGGGATCTGAAAATTGGGTTGAGTGGTTTGGGCGACAAGAGTTTTACTCCATAGAACGGGAGTACAGGATCCGCGCATGGATCGAAGCTAATCAAACAAACATCCCTAAATCAGGTGATGTTTATGATTGTCATGAATTCTATGAAGCTAGTTAATCTCTAGCTCAATGTCTTCAATAGCAACATAAGCGCCTTTTAAGGAGGGTATATCTACATTGATAGCCCTCCCGCAAGGCGAGTCCATTTCAAGTGTCTTTCCATAGGCTTTTTCTGTACAAATCAACATTCCTGTAACCAGATCGCCTTTTACGATAGGCGCTAAAATTATTGCTTCTTTGTGAATGAAAGCAAGAAGTCCTGGTGGTGCACCATTAGAGCTTGCAGCCAAATCCTTGTAAACAAATAACGCCCAACTAGGAAACTGGTCGATTTCTATCAACTTCATTGCAGCGGCACCATATGTACCTGTCGGAATATTTTTGTCTTCGGCAGGTTCAAACAAGAAGAAATCATTCATCTTGTAAGGCTTCTTCTGTTTCTTGCTGTCTCTATTTATATTTGCAGTCAAAGATGTCAACAATGCAATAGGTGACTCGTGTTCATGCAAAGTTCTTTGTTTTTGCTTTAGCGCATGATCATATGCATCTAAAACATATTGATAAGGTAAGTTGTAATACCTATCTACAGTAAATTCCTGATCACCAGGGAAAGAACCCTTTAGCTCCCAAAAAACAGTATCAAATGGAACTGTCTGATTCCATGTGCCTGATTTTACTTTCCCACAATTTGAGCAGCCTCTTCCTCGTTACTTACTTCGGTTGGCTCAAAATCTTCCTTAGCTTCTTCGCTGTCATAAAAACGTGCAAATTCATCTAGAAGATCTGGATGCAAGCCCATCGTGTCTTCAATGGTCCAATCAGAGTCAATACGAGTTTGAATTAAAATAGTCGTACAGGCAATTGATTTGCGACTCATGGACTCAATCATACTTGATTGAATTTCACTTATAACATCAGCATATTCAATAGCGATTTCCTGCTGAGCTTTAGTTTTCTCTTCGTTACTCATAACAGCAATTACTTGCGTATATGCTGTTTCCACTGAAATCTTACGCTCTCTAGCAATACTAGTCGCAAGTTTAACTATCTGTGTAACACCATCGCTTTGCTGTAATATAGAGTCTACGAAGCTTTTTTCAGCTACTGACAGGTATCCGCGCTTCTCAATCTCAACAATACCTGCTTCTTCAGAGCCTAAGGAAACCTTACAGGTCTTAACTTTCGGCGCAACAACAAATGGTAATTTCGCCATAGTCGCAAATAAGCGAGCTAGGATACCTAACCCAACAGCTTATTCAGCTCAGTAACAAAAAGGATGCGATAAATTGCACTAAAATTGAACTGATCTATAGGTCCGCCACCTTCGATCAAAGCGGTAACCCAGGGCCTACCAGGATAAAAAGTCTTAGCGTTTTCATTGCCATATGGGTGAAAATACCCACCATAATGAACGATTGCTGCGTAATCTGCTCCATAGAAGACGTGAATATCGCCATCAGAGTCAACAACGACTTTTTTGCTTTTCTTTAACTCCCCCGTGTCAACAATATCTCTATTGTCGGTGCCCCAACTCCATACACTGCTTTCCATTGCATCATCTAGCGCTTTGCTGAACTCCGCAGCCATTAAATTCACGGCAGCCATGTGCGCGTCTTTGATTTGTTTTTGCAGCAGAACCAAGGGCTCTTTGGCCTTTTTTAAACTAGTCAGGTCTACGTCTAAGCCAAGGCTTGGCAAAGTAAGACGTAAATCACGACTCAAATCGTTGACTGCTTGAGAAATTATTTTTTTATTTTCAGCAAACATGTTCTTGACATCTGTCAAGCCAGTTACTTTTAACTTATAGCTCATCAGGAGATAACCTCTGAAGCCGTTAATTGTATCTCTACTCCGCCAAGTGCTGGATATAGGATCTCGTCAATGCCATCACCACCAAAGACCCCGCTAGATCGCTGCACAGTCGCGAACATATCAGGATCATTGCCGAACTTGAACTCAACCTCGTTGCCAGGCAGTAAGAATGATTCTTGCGCAGTAATATCTGTAAATGTCAGACCGCTTAAATTGCCCAGCCAATCAGCATTACCTAGCGGTGCTTTTTGTAGAGCAAATCCACGGTAGTAGAACTGATCACCACTGGCACCAGGCAGCATTCTTCCTTCGAGTTGAGACTCAAGAGGAAGCGGCTTAGAACCGCTTGTAACGCCTGTATATTGCATACGCTTGATATAACATTTAACGACATAACTTGTGCCTCCTGAGGTCACTGGACGGCCATTAACGATGCTTACGGTTCCCTGCGTCGTGGCCTTGATCCGCCCATTGTAATAAGCCAGTAGCGGACTAGCCATAACGAGAATACCCCTAGTTTAGATTGCCGATCAGAGCTGGCTCGCTCTGGCGAGCTTCGCCAACACTTTTTCATACTTTTTTAATATTTTCTTGGCCATTTCTCTGGTATTAGACATTGCAGCTTTTGTCTGCAAATCAAATAATTTCTTGTGTTGTTTTTCTGGATTCATAACAACCGTACCTCCTGATACAAGGCTTCCCTTAAAACTCGGTACTATGAGAGCCATGGGGTAATTATGTCTCACCTACCCCTTTATTTCCATGTACAAGTCTATTGCTGCGGCTATTGCCGTTGCCGCCCTTGCTCCTGCTGGCGCTATCGCTGGCCCCTACCTGAACGCAGAAACTAATGCTGGTTGGACCGGTTCTCAGTCAAACGGTGCCGCAACAGACCTGCACGTCGGTTATGAAGGTACTGCCGGCGCTGCCTCCTTTTACGTACAAGGAGGGCCTCAAATCCAGACGCCGAATGGTGGTCCAACCGACATCGTTTTTAGCGCAAAAGCAGGCGGTGGCATCGATCTGACCGAAAAGGTCAATGCCTATGGCGAGCTTTCACTGGCCACTGGTGTGGATGGTGCAGCCAACGGATACGGTGGTAAGCTTGGGGTCAAGTACTCCTTCTGAGTGCTGGATCCCCCAAAATAAAAGAGGGGCCTTTTGGCCCCTTTTTTTTATGCAATTTTTTGAGCTTTGTGTGCCTGGCGGAAGATGAATTTATTCATCTCCTTTTCCTTTTTCTGTTGAAGAAGCAGGCGTTGGATTAAGACCAACTCAGACATCCTTTCCACCCTTCCAGGTGTACTTCTTGCCACGATACGTGAATTTATCGTGGTGCTCTTGAATCACAATGTTTTTCCAGGTACGCGATTCCTGGACAGGCTT